ACCAATTCCGCGGTCAGTGGGACTTCGTTAAGACGCTCGAGCAGTTCGTCGCGGCCGCGAGGAAGTACCCGCGGATCACCCGAAAGCTCATCGAGGACAAGGCGAACGGCCCGGCGATCATCAGCGCGCTCAAAAGGAAAGTGACCGGCATCATCCCGATCACTCCGAAAGAGAGCAAGGAAGCCCGAGCGAACGCGGTAACGACGCTCTGGGAGGCCCGGAACGTCTACCTACCGCCTCCGGACCGCTATCCGTGGGTGGCGCAGGACTTCATTCCTGAGCTCCTCGCTTTCCCGTCTGGCGCTCACGATGACGGGGTCGACGCGATGACCCAGGCATTGAATGACCTGAATCGCCACTCTGGGCTGCACATCGACCCGACAAATCTCGCCTACCTTGCCCAGCGCTAGGGAGGCGCAAAAGGAAGCCCCGCGGCGCGACCAACGCCCGGGGCTTCAATGATTGGACAAGCTACGTATGGCAAAGACCAAGAAAAAGGCGAAGACTGAGGCCCGGGCCGAGAAGCGATCCGGCATCCTCGATCAGGCTCGCCGCGCCGCTCTTATGGAAGAGCTCGGCGCCCAGCTCTACGCCCCTCCGCCAGCTGCCAAGGTCTTCGAGACCGAAGAAAAGGTCCGCGAGCGCTTCGCCCTCCCGGTTACGCTCGGCACGACCGAAGAGGTCCGGCTGGCGCAGGACGCTGAGCTTGCCGACACCGGCCTGTACTCGACGATTTACAAATCTCTTCAGCAGCACGGATACGAGCTCGGGCAGTACCCGACGACTTCTTTCGTCGGCTACGGCGCCCTTCAGCAGATCGCCCAAAACGGGATGATCCGCGCCTGCGTGCAGACCGTCTCCGACGACATCACGCGCGAGTGGATCCAAATCACCGGCTCCGACGACGCCGAGATAGTGGACGAGCTTCAGAAGCTTCAGGAGAAGAAGTATCACCTCCGGGGGCTCTTTCACGAGGCCGCAACGATCACCGGGTACATGGGCGGCGCCTTCATCTTTATCGATACCGGCGAAGAGAAGACTGAACTTCCTCTCCGCATCAATGACGCCTCGGCCGAGCTGGTGAAGGGCGGAACGCTCCGCTTCGTCGTGGTCGATCCGGTCAGCGTGTCGCCCGGCGACTACAACTCCTCCAATCCGCTTAAGGCCGATTACATGAGGCCGAAGTGGTATTGGGTGCTCGGCCAGCGCGTCCATGCTTCGCGCATGATCCCGCTCTACGACAACCCCCCGCCGACGCTTCTCCGGCCCGCATACAACTTCCTTGGAATCCCGCAGGCGCAAATTCTCTGGGACTACGTGATGCACTGGAACCAATGCAGGGTGTACACGGCGGACCTCGTCAGGAAGGTCTCGCTTCTGGTCTTTCAGACGAGCACGGACGACATCTTCAACTCGCCGAACGGCCTGCAGCTCTTCGACATCCGCATGAAGGCCCTGCAAAGGTATCGCGACAACTCCTCCGTCTTCGTCTGCGACAAGAACGAGGAGGCCGTGATGAACGTCCAGACGTCCATCGCCGGATGCACGGACGTTGTCCGGCAGTCGCTCGAGATGATCGCGGCGCTCAATCGGACCCCGGCCGTCAAGCTCTTGGGCATCAGCCCGAGCGGCTTCAACGCGACCGGCGAGTCGGATATCCGCAACTACTACGACTACATCAAATCGAAGCAGGAACTCCGGCGCGACGCGATCATGACATGCCTGAAGGCGATCGAGCTCGTCGAGTTCGGCACCATCGATGCGGACCTCTCCTTCGACTTCAACCCGCTTAGCAAAGAAGACGAGAACGCCGCCGCGATGACGGCTCAGTCTCGGGCTGGCACGCTGGCGACGCTCGCTCAGATGCAAGCTATCAGCGCTGAAGAGGTGCGAGAGGCCGTCAAGACCGAGCCCGCTATGCACTTGGGCTTCCTCTCAGATGAGGCCCCGGACGGCGATCCCGAGGACTTCCAAGGCCTCCTCGACTCGCTCCAGAGCGCGACGGCGGCGATCAAAGCGCCTGAGGCGCCACAGGCGAACCCGCCCGATGAGTCTCGCCAGCTTTTGCAGTCGCTAGGGGGCGTAAGTGACTAAGCCGAAGACGATCGCCGCCATCGAGCCGAATGCAGGGCTCCGGGCGGCGCTTCAGAAGAAGATCGCAAAGCTCGTCCGGGCCCGCACGCGGGCCGCGGCGGCGGAGCTCTTCGAGGACCTCATCGCCTCCGGCCTGGTGGGCGAAGAAAGCCGCCTCGCGCAGGATGCGAAACCCACGGTCAAGGACTTCAAGGCCGTCGATCTGGAGAAGGCCCCGAAGCATGCCGACACTGCGTATGCAGAGCGACTCGCTCGTTGGATGATCCACACGGGCGAGGACGCAAAGGCGGTTTCTAAATGGTTTGTCCGCACGACGGCGCAGCGCATTACCGCGAGCCAGCGCCGTGCGCTGATTCGTGCGGGCATCTCCCCTGAGCTCATCAAGAACCGCTGGACGGTTCCGGTCGTCAAGAACCGGTACATCTCTCCAGCGGCTGCGCAGGAGATGCCGAAGCTCATCGACGACATGACGGCCCTCATCACGAAGATGCAAGCCGACGATCTGGAGCGCCTTCGCGGGGCCCTTGACGCGGGGCTGAGCGGCGGAAAGACGATCGGAGACATCGAAGAGATACTTCGGCAGTCGGACGGCTTCACGGAAGCCCGGGCCAAGCGTGTAGCACTCGACCAGTCCGTAAAGGTGAATCAGGGGCTCCAGCGGGCCAATGCGCAGGGCCTCGGCGCCAAAACCGGCATTTGGGTGCATGTGCCAGGCATGTACAGCTCGCGCCAGACGCACAAAGCGATGGACGGTAAGCGCTTCAATCTCGACGAGGGACTTTACGACCCCGCGGTTGGGAGGAAGGTCATGACCGGTGAGCTTCCGTTCTGCCGATGCGTGTTCAGACTCGATATTGACGAATTGCTGAAATGATTCATGAAAGACTTGCCCTAGACGCGCAAAGCGTGCGCCGGTACGACAATAACGGCAACCTTCACGTCGCGGTCTCGCACCTCACGAAAGCGCAAGTTCGGCCCTACTACGGGTCCGAGATCATCGGGTGGCAGAGGCTCAAGCTCGAGCCGACCAAGGTTTACTACGGCTACGCGCCGCCCGAAGAGCTTTCGAAGCCAGAGACGGTCGAGAGCACGAATGGCATCCCGATCCAGCTCGATCATCACCCGGACTACGCGGACGACCCTCAGCTCAAGACGAGGGTCGGCAGCACCGGGACGGACGGCGCCTTCCGCGAGCCGTATCTGGACAACTCTCTGCATATCACCGTGGAGAACGCCATCCGGCGGATCCTAGACGGATCAATGCGTGAGCTATCCCTCGCGTACTCCTACACCCCCGACTTCACCTCGGGGAAGACGCCTGATGGCGATCCGTACGATTTTATTATGCGCGACATTTCCGCCAACCACGTCGCGCTAGTGGAGCAGGGACGCGCTGGGCGCGATGTGTTGGTGCAAGATAGTCAACTTAAAGAGGTAGGTCCTATGGACGACAAGGAAAAGACGACCCCCGCCACTGATGGCGATCCGGCCGTCGAAAAGAAGGAAGTGGCCCTCGCGCGAGCCATCGGCGAAGCAGCGAAGGGGATCGAAGACCTGCACACGCAGGATCAGGAGGGAAACGTGATCGACAAGCCCGCAGAAGACGAGCCCGTCGCTGAAGATGAGGACAAGGACGCCGCCATCAGGCGCATCCTTGACGACATGGTCGAAAAGGGGCTCAAGCCCGAAGACGCGAGGTCGTTCCTCGGTGCTCTCAAGGACCTCGCCTACAACCCGGACGAGGCTCAGGACGGCGATGAGGACATGGCAGAAGGCGCCGACGACGAGCTCGAACAGGCCGATGGTGCCGAGCCGGACGACTGTGAGCAGATCGTTCAGGACGGGCTCAAGGCTTGCGGCTACGACGCCGAGCCGGAAGAGCTTCAGCGCGCTTTTGCTGAGGGCGTCCGCTACGGCGAAAAGAAGGAGAAGGCCGAGCCTGAGAAGCTCGACCGCGAGCACGAGCGCGAAGGCGAAGAGCGCGACGCCGAGGGTTCGGCCAAGCGCATCGAGCGCCGCATCATGAATCGCTTCGCGGCGATGGACGAGTGCGCCAAAACGCTTGGCAAGGTCCGCGCGAACGCGTACGACTCCGCCGAGAGCGTCTACCTGGCCGCCCTCCGGCAGGAAGGCGTGAACACGAAGGGCGTCTCCCCGCAGGCCGCCCGCGCCGCTTACCGCGCGTTCATGGCGGGCAAGAGTCGCGCTCGCAAGGGCTCTTTCGCTCAGGACTCCGCGTCCCGACAGAAGAGCAACCTCCTCGTCACCAAGCTCTCTCAGATCAAGAAGGGGTACTAATCATGGGCTTTCAGGCAGCTGTTAAGACTGATCCGGCCATCGGCATTCCGGGGCAGGAGGTCAATCCTCGTCAGGCCGTCTACACGGCCTTCAACTTCGTCTCGGACGGCACGGTCCCGGCGGGCGGATTCGCTTTCGCCGTCGCTCTGAACGGCACCTCCCAGACCGAGCAGAACGTCCTCTCGGCCAAGGCTGAGGCCGGTGCGAAGCCGGTCGGATTCGTGGAGCGCGACGTCATCGCGACGATCCCGGCGCCTACCGACGACGCAACGCAGGTCTACCCGAAGGGCACGTGCCCCCCGGTCGCCATTCGCGGCCAGTTCTACGCCATCGCGACGGGCGCGGCTACGGAGGGCCAGTCGGTCCTCTGCGACCCGACGACGGGCAAAGTCACCTATGGCACGGCTGGTGCGACGAATGACACCGGCTGGACGGTCGTCTTCCCCCGCGGCGTCAAGACGATCGCCGAGGGCGACACGGTGATCTATCAGAACTTCGGCGTGGACAAGGCCGCCTAACTTGGAGAGATAAATGAGTTTTGATCTTGACTTTGCAAAGTCGCGCGGCATCTCTGCTCCGCATGCCGTCGGCTTTATGCCTTTCGAGGAAAAGGACGGGCACATCGTCCTTAAGGACATTGACCTCCGCCAGCTCGCGCAGGACGCGGCGCTCTCGACGCAGCCGAACGTGGGCGCCCCCGCGGCTCTTTATACGTACCTCGACCCGCGCATCATCGAGGTGCTCTTCGGCGTCACGAACGCGACGCGCTTCTTCACGAAGACACTCGTTGGCTCGTGGACGCAGGACTATGCAGACTTCGCGGTTGAAGAGGTCGCCGGTCAGGTCTCGCCTTACAACGACTTCGCCAACGGGACGACGACGGACGTGAATTACAACTTCCCCGTCCGCCAGAACTTCCGCTACCAGACGACGATTAAGTACGGCGAGCTCGAGACGGCCAAGCTTGCGGAGGCGAAGGTCAATCTGCCCGCTCGTAAGCAGAATGCCGCCGCCCAGATCCTCGCCCGTGCTGAGAACAAGTTCCAGCTCTACGGCGTGGCCGGGATGGAGATCTACGGCATGCTCAATGACCCGAATATCCCGTCCACGATCGCTCCGATCTCCGTGAATGGGAATTCCACCTGGGCGACGAAGGTTGCGGCCGATCCGAACAACGCGGCAACGCTCGTCTTCAACGACGTCAACAAGCTTTGGCAGCAGCTGACGGCGCAGAACGGCGGCCATCTCGACATTGACGCTCCGATCGTCCTCGGTATCTCTAATAAGATGATCGGCTACCTCACGCAGCCGAACTCTTTCGGCAAGACGGCCAAGGCGATGCTGCTCGAGAACTACCCGAACATGGAGATCGTGCAGCTCCCCGAGCTGTCGACTGCTGCTGGCGAGATGCTCTATATGACGGTCCGCGAGCTGTACGGCGACGAGACCGGATGGGCGGCCTTCTCTATGGCTTATCAGCTCGGTCGCCTTGTGCCGCACGAGTCGTCCTTCACTCAGAAGGCCTCGGCTGGCACGTGGGGATGCGTCATCCGTAGGCCGAGCCTTGTGGCAACCCTTACGGGCATTTGACGATCTAGAGCAAAGAAAGGTAAGGGCTGCTAACCGCGGCTTTTTCTCTGCTCGGGAGGGGGGCTTCGGCCTCCCTCCTCTTTTTTGGGAACGAATACTATGGCTCGCAAAACCACTAAGACCGCTACGAATACGCTTGGCATCGTCGCCGATACCTCAGAACAGGAAGTCGCGAAGGCCTCCGGCGCCTCGGGGGACGACGTCATCTATATCGCGTGCGGCATGCCTCTCGGCATCATCTTCGACGATGTGGACAATGGGAACGGCGGCACGAAGGTCGTTGAATTTCCGGGCGTGAACCACGCCCTCCGCGGAAAGACGAAGGGCATTCTCCTCGGCCGCGGCAATGCCGTCCTCGTCTCCGTCGCGCGCAAGGACTGGGAAGACATCAAGCGCAAGCACGGAAAGGAGCGCGCCTTCACTGCCATGCCGCCGCTCCTTTGGGAGATGAGGTCTGAGAAGGACTTCAAGGCGCGGCGCGACGAGATCGCAGAAATGAAGACTGGCGTTGAGCCGGTCGATCCGAAGAGCGTTGGCGTTGAAGAAGTGAAGCGAAGCGAGGTCTAGAGATGGACGTAGAGCTTGACATTGAAGAGTTTCGTAAGTGGTTCTCGGGGTTGACGGAAGAGGCCATTTCCGATGCCGTGCTTGACGTGCTTTGGCAGCAGGTGTGCGCGCTCCTCGGAAACACGGACGCGACGAGCTTCGCGCCGTACGCCCCGGACGCGACGCCGCCAGTGCTCGAGCGCAAGGTCTTGCTCTACTACGCGCTCTGCCACTTCGCCACGCTCGCGACCCGGGGCGATCAGCCGGGCCGCGTCGCAAGCGCATCCGAAGGCTCCGTCTCGACGAGCTTCGACCTAATCAAGAGCGACTCGCAGACGGCGCAGTGGTGGACGCAGACTCCCTGCGGTGCGACCTATTGGATGATGACGATGAAGTACCGCCGAGGCGGCCGTCTTTACTTCTCCTCGCACTACCACCCCTGGGGCTGACATGGGCATGAAGCTGAATGCCGCGGGGCTCACGGCGCGCTTGGGCAAGCGCTATGCGGGGCTCGTCAACCCTGGCGTGAGCCACGTCGAGGTGGGCGTCGCCGACGCCAGCATCGCACCATATGCAACGTACGTCGAGTACGGCTGGGTGCAGCGCGTGACGGGGAAGCAGTCGCTTTTTCTGAGCAATGCGATCGGCAAGCCCGTCCCCCGTCGAGAAGACGGGAAGCCCAACTTTCAGGCGGCCGCCATCAAGCCGGGCATGGCGCTCGTCAATCCTCCCAGGCCTTTCCTGCGAGGCACGATGGCCGCCGAGGCGCCGAAGTGGCGCGAGACGGCGAAGAAGGCTCTGCACAAGACGCTGGACAAGGAAAAGGCGCTCGCCATTCTCGGCAGGCAGGCCGCAGATGACGTCCGCATGACGATCACGAGCGGCGGGACTAGCAAAGAAAAGTTCCCAGAGCGCTCGTCGCTCACGCTGGAGCTCTACCGGCAGAGGGCGGAATCCAAGGGCCGTAAGAGCAAGGGCGGCGGGAACCTTTCGACAGCGAAACCGCTCGTCTTGACGGGCAAGCTCCTCAACTCTATCGGGTATGAAGTGAAATGAGTTCAGACGCAGGATCTCTAGGAATGGCCTTCCGGTGCGGCGTCGCGTTTGCCGCCGGGGCCCGATTTTCAGTGGGGCTCCGCTTCGTTAGTGAAGACGAGGACCTGAAATACCGAACGGCAGACAACGGAAACGTCATCGCGATCAAGGATGGCGAGGTTGTCGGAGGCGCGGGGGCTAGCGTCGGGCCGGACAAGATCCCGTCCTTCGAGTTCTTCTCCGCATCGGAAGAGCAAAAAGGCGAAGGGTTCACCAAGAGGGTCCGACAGTATGTCGAGACCTACGTCAGGGACAAGGTGGAGGCACAGCGGCATCCGAAAGGAATGCCGGACGACTGCGAGCGCATAGTCATGGGGCCGAAGCAAATCCGAGAGCTGACGTCGTTGAAGACGCGAGCCCCTTCTATGAGCTTCTTGAAGTTCGGGTCTCGTAGATACAAAGAAGCCCCGCAGCGACGTCCCTGCTCCCGAAGCAGGGGCCTTGCGGGGCCATCAACGGAGGCTCAACACCATCCGGCTATCTTTGTTGAGAACAACTTACATCAAAAGGTCACTTGAGTAAAGAGGTTTCCGGCATGGGACTGAATCTTCATCGCATCGTACGGGGCGCGATCAACGCCGCGCACCCGGATGAGGAGGTGCAGATCATGCACTCCGAAGGGTCCGTCCCGGACGAGCAAGGCTTTGCCAGGCCGCTGTTCTCCCGCATCACGGGGGTTATGGCTCAGGTGCAGAGCGAGGGAGACGCCGCGCTCTTCCACGCGGACAAGGCGGGCGCGAACTCGATTGTTAGGAGGTTCTACCTCTTCACTCCGAAGGCCTTCGCCGATCAGCCGGCCGGCATCTTCCGGCCGCTATCTCGCGCGGGTGACTACATCATCCGCAAGGACGGGACGGTCTGGGCTGTCGACGCGGTCATTGACAACTTCGCGGGTGTGAACTGGTTGTGCGTCCGCGCGACGCTACAGGTCCAGCCGCCAAAGGGGATTGAATGGGCATGATGATGCAAAGCCCGCCGACGACTGCGGAGCTTCTCTCGTATGCGTCCGTCTACAAAGCGGTCCGCGACTTTGAGATCCTCGTCATGCAGCCGCCGATCGAAGCTAGCCATGTGCTAGCGGGTAATCAGAATAACATTACTCTGCCGCCCGACCGAGAGTACGTAATCAACTCAGTCGTGAGTCATCGAGAGATCGGCACGCCCGTCGAGTCATACGAGTGGGATGAGGAGGCGCAGGCGATGCGCGTCGTGATCTCCCGCCTGGTCGAGATGGTGATGCAGGTCGACGCCTACAGCGATGCAGTGGAGACGGCCCGCATGAGGGCGGAGTGTGTGGCGACGGTGGCGAGGTCCACGCCAGCGTGCGACTTCTTCCGGAAGTACGGCATTTCGTCGCTCTATGCGGACGACGTGAGGAATACAACGACTGTTGTCGACGAGGATCAGTTTGTCCAGCGCTGGACGACGTCACTGCACTTGACCTACACGCACAAGGTCCGGCTCGACGTGGATAGCATCAGCGCGGTCACCGTCGGCGTGCAGAACGTCGACGTCCGTTTCCCGCAAAACTAACTTTTTTACGGACCGCCATGCGCGGCCATCATTGGAGGAATCATGTCACTTCCTGCTTCGCGGATCGTCCAGGTGAGTCCGCGCGTCATCAGCGGCGGCGCCAAAGATCTGGAAACGAACGGCTTGCTCTTCACGAAGAGCGCGCTCCTTCCGGCCGACCAGCTCGCCATGGCCTTCTCTTCGGCTTCTGCGGTCTCCGCGCTCTTCGGCCCCGAAGCTGAGGAGACGAAGTTCGCTCAGCAGTATTTCACCGGCGTGCAGAATCAGCAGTCGACGCCGAAGAGCCTCGTCATCGCCCGCCGCGTCGACGAAGCGGTTGCGGCGTGGATCCGCGGTGGCAAGCTGGGCGTCACGCTCGCAAAGCTCAAGGCCGTCACTGACGGCGCGCTCAAGATCACGGTTGACGGCGTCGAGAAGACGGCGACGGCCGTTGACCTCTCCGGAGCCACCTCGCTTTCCGCTGTCGCGCAGACGGTCGCGACGGCCATTACGGGCGTGACCGGATCCTACGATAGCAACACGAACTCCTTTACCTTCACGTCTTCGACGACGGGTGCGGACTCGACGATCGGCTACGCCTCCGCGGGCGACAGCGGCACGGATCTCAGCGCGATGCTTGGCCTCACGCAGGCTGGCGGAGCGGTGCTCTCTCAGGGCGCCGCCGCCATGACCGAAAAGGCGAATCTCGACGCGGTCTGCGAAGTCACGCGGAACTGGGTCGGCTTCACGACGCTCTGGCAGGGGGATCTCGAAGAGATCGAGGCCCTCGCCGCGTGGGCGGACGTCTATGACGACTTCGTCTACTTCCCCTGGTCGAGCGACGAAAAGCTCACGAACGCCCTAACGGCGTCCTCGAGCCCGCTCGCGCAGATCGTGGACAAGTATGACGTGGTCGCTCCGCTCTACTCCCCCGACTGGCGCCTCGCCGCTATGGCGATGGCCTGCGGCGCCTCCATCGCGTGGACCAGAACTCAGGGCATGAAGACGTGGTTCGCCAAGTACGCCTCCGGAATCGCGCCGAACGTCTTGGACGAAGCCTCCGCCGACGCCCTCGAAGCGAACCGCATCAACTTCGTCGGCAAGTACGCGACGCGGAACGATAATTTCCAGTTCTTCAACCGCGGCACGCTCTCGAGCGACTATTACGGCTTTGTTGACGTGCTATACGGAAGCATTTTTCTGCGCTCTGCAATCCAGACGAGCTGCATGAGCGGCTTCAAGAGCATCAATCGCGTCCCGTACAACGCCCGCGGCGAGGCGCTGATCCGTGCGTGGTGCCAGGATCCGATCAATCGGTGCCTTGACAGCGGCGTCATCGATGCGGGGCTCGAGCTCAATGAGTCTCAGCAGGCGCAGATCATGCAGGAGCTCGGTGACGACGGGCAGGACGCTATTCAGGCCATCGTTTCGAAGGGCTACTGGATCGGCGTGGACCTCCCGGACGCGGCCGGTCGCGCGAATCGAGAGGCGCCGAATGTGACGATCCTGTATGCGTACGCAGGCGCTGTCCAGAGTCTGCAGTGCGCCGCGACCACCGTGATCTAATGTCGCGAAATCGGTGAAAATTCATAGGCCCCGGCTTCGGTCGGGGTCTATCTTTTGAGAGTGAAAAATGGCAACTTCAAACTTCGACGTGACCTCTGCGAATGCGCAGCTCGTCTTGACGGTCGATCAGCTCTTTCCGAGCGGCATCGAGCTTCAGCACTTCAGCGCAGACGGCATCCTCTCGAGCGACGCGATCGAGATGACGGAAACCCGCCGCTCGGTGGACGGCCGCATGGTCGCGGGCGTCATCAAGAACATCTCGAGCGTCTCGATCGTGCTCGAGGCGGCTTCGCCTTCGGTCGCTAGTCTCGAGTACCTGCGCGACTGCATGGAAGCGAACAACACGCCGTACGAATGCACGCTGACGTGCTTCATCCCGTCGCTCGGCGTCACGCGAACCTTCGTCAAGGGCGTGCTCAAGAGCGCGCCTCCGATCAGCGCCGCCCAGCGCACCATGCAGCCCACGCAGTGGGGCTTCGACTTCGAGCGCGTGCAGTAAGGAGCTGAGATGGACGAGATCAAGATCCAAGACGGCGCGACCGAAAAGCGCTTCACCATCACGAAGATGAGCGCGTATCAGGCGGAGCAGTGGCTCTACCGCGCGGCTTTCGCACTTGGGCGCGGTGTGGACGACATCCAGCAGGTTTTCAGCGGCGATCCGCAGACGCTTCTGCGCTCGATCCTGAGCGTGCCCTATGAGAGTGCAAAGCCGCTCCTCGACGACCTGCTCTCCTGCTGCACCCTTGTGCAGGGCAACGCCCTTCGTCGTCTGACGTCGGCTGAGGCGTGCTCGGCGATCGAGAGCCCGCTCACGCTCACGAAACTCCGTGTTGAATCCCTGAAGGCCAACTTCGGTTTTTTCTTCGATGGAGACGCCTTGAGCTCCCTTATGCCGCAAAGTACCGAAACGCCTGCCTAAAAGTAACTGGCGTTGCGGGCTTTGCCAATGTCCCGCGGGTCTGCGGCGCGCTCATCGCCGCGGACCTCGCGAGCATGGTGGATCTTAAGGAGCGGCTGACGCTCGAGGAGGCCTATGAGCTTCTGGAGGTCTTGGAAGTCCGCAATTACCACTCGTGGCTCGCCGCCCAGAGGCTAGAGAAAGAAAATGGCTAACGCTATCGACAAACTTGTTATCTCGCTAGGCTTTGACAGCGTCGAGCTCAACGAAGGCCTGCGCAAGGCCTCCGGCGCGATCGCCGACTTCGGCAAGCGCGTGGAGCTCGACGGCCGCGCGCTGGACCGCCTCGCGGCGACGGCTTCGAAGACGGGCCTGATGATGGGCGGCGTCTCGGACGAGGTGGCTGAGCGCGTCATGTCGATCGGCACGGCCGGACAAAAGACCTCGCTTGTCATGGGCCGGGCGATGGACGGCATCTCCGCTCGTGTCGGCAAGGTTGGGGCGCTTCTGAAGACCGCCCTGGGGCCCGTGCTCGCAGTCTTCGCGGGCGGGAAGATCTTCAGCGGCCTCTCGCAGATGGGCGAGAGCCTCGACGTGCTGAGCGAGCGCACGGGCGTCGCCGTGGACAAAATCGACGCATGGGCCAAGGCGAACCGGGACGCAGGTGGCTCTGAGGAGGCTTTCAAGTCCGCGCTCGAGAACTGGACGGTCGAGAAGGGCCGCTCTGCAGACGACTTCTTCCGCATGGGTGAGGCCGTCAAGGGCATGAGCCAGCAGCAGGCCGCCTACTTTATGCGGGCGATGGGCCTGAGCCAAGACGCCGCGGCGGTCTTCACGAAGTTCACGGACAAGGCGTCGTCCGCCGCCAAGGCCTACGAAGGCATGGCGATGACCAGCGAGCAGGCCAAGGCCGCGCGCGAGATGAACATCCGCTGGCGCCAGTTCACCGATCAGGCGCAGGCCCTCGGGAATGTGCTTGGGGTGACGGTACTCCCGGTCGTGAACCGCGTTCTCAAGGTGCTCGGCGACGGCGTGGCCTTCCTGAGGGAGCACAGCAAGGGCGTGAAGCTGATCCTCGCCGGGCTGGGGGCGGTGCTCGCCGTCACTTACGGCCGGTCGATCATCCAGGCGATCGCGACAACCTCGACTTTCTTCAAGACGCTGAAGGCCGGTCAAGGCGTCATGGCGGCGCTCAATGCGACGATGCTCGCGAATCCCGTCGCGGCGCTCGTGGCAGGCGTCCTCGCGCTCTGCCTTGCCCTCGACGACCTGCTCGCCTTCCTTGACGGCGGGAACTCCCTTCTCGGGAAGTTCCTGAGCTTCATCGGCTTTTCTGATAAGCAGATCGACGCCTTCCGAAAGAGCCTGCTGAACTTCTTGCAAGTGCTCGGCGGCATCCCGGAGAAGATCGTCGGGGCGATCCAGTCCGCTTGGGACGGCGTCAAGGATTTCGGCAAGTGGGTCGGCGGCCTCTTTGACGGCGTCGACTTTTCGGGGGTCGGCAAGGCCCTTTCGGTGGGGATCCTGCTGCCGCTGAAGGTGATCGGGAAAGGCATCGTCGCGGTATTCGACGGCCTGGAGGTCTTCTTTACCGATCTGCCAACGAAGATAGCTAAGGGCATCCCCAAGGCGCTATCTTCGCTTTCCGGGCTTTCTGATGAAGTCGGCGCCGCCTTTATCAGGGCCTTCCACTCGGCCATCGATTGGGCGAAGAAGGCGTTTAAGGCGCTTGTTGGTTTGATCGGCAAGTGGGTCGCGAATGCACTCAATATCGGCGGCAAAGTGAAAGGGGTCGTAAGCGGAGCTGTTGATAGCGTTACGGACGGCGTGAAAAACGCCATGGGCGGTATCGCGGACATTTTAGGCTTCGACGCAAAAGGAAAGCCGAAAGAGGCATCAGCTCCGGCGCAGGACCCCAGCGGGAAGCCTGCGCCGGATGGTGGAGCCGCGGACGGCATCAAGGACCGTGTGAAGGGCGTCTTTGGCGGCATCGCGAGCTTCTTCAGGGGTGGCGACGAAGCCAAGGCGCCCGCGGCGGATGCGTGGGACTGGGGCCGATACGCCTCTGCGCCGACTCAGGCGGCGGCGGGGGCTATCGCGGCATCGCAGGCGAAGACCTCGCAGGCTCCGGCCGTGGCGAATCAAATGGAAATGAACGTCGTGAACAACATCCAGACGAACGGCAGTCCGGAAGACGTGGGCAAGGCCGTCGGCGGGGCGATGGACAACGCCCTTAGCCGCCGCAACAGGATGCTGGTCGCGGCGCAGTCCGGCGTGATTTCAAAGTGAGGTGAGGATGGCTGAAGTGTGGGCTGTCATCGATGACAGCGGAAACCCATTCTGCGGATATACGGCGCTCGACGGGTTCGAGGACAACTCGGCCGCCACGGTGCCGACGGAACCGCAGGAAAACGGGGCGCTCTACGCCTACGACAAGGTGCCGAACCCTTCCGAGTGCTCGGTGAGCCTTCTCTTCTCGGGGGACTTCCTCGCGCAGCAGGAGGCCGTGACGAAGCTTGAGGCGTACCGTCTCGGCACGCAGCTCTTCCGCATCCTAACGCCGAGCAAGGTCTACTCCCGCATGGCGCTTGTCTCCTACGGCTACTCTCGATCCGCGGTGAATGGCGCGAACGCGCTCGAAATTCACTGCGACTTCCGCGAGATCGTGTCGGCGCAGGTTGGCGGCGCGACGGTCGTCTGGTCTCCGAAGAGCGCGAATGACGCGGGGAAGACTCAGACCGGGAAAGTGCAAGGGGAAAAAAGACAAGGCATTGTCGCCGACTTGGTGAGTCCGAAATGATTGAAATTCCTCTTCAGAAACTGCCCCATCAGGAGTTCTCGATCGTGCTCGATGGGCAGAACTGCGTGCTCGAGCTCCGGCAGATGGGCTCCTTTCTGTACCTCACGCTGACGGCGGATGAGGTGAAGATCTGCGACTCGCACGCATGCCAGTCCGGGGAGCCGATCCCGGTGTGGAATACCCCGCTCTTCTCCGGGCGGCTCTTCTTTCAGGACGGCAACGGCAAGCTCAAGGCGCCGCAGTACGACGGACTCAGCGATCGATACACTCTCTACTACGTGACGGCAGAAGAATGGCAGGAACTTACAGCCTAAAGGACATCAGGGTTTCGATCACGCTAGACAAGGGTGGCGCTAATAATCAATTCGTCTTTCAGGGCTTCGCGACGAACGTCAGCCTCTCGAAGACGGGCGGCGTGGACTTTGCGACGGCCCAGGTCGAGATCTATGGCCTCACGCTTCCGGTCATGGGCCAGCTCACAACGCTTGCCTTCAAGCCCCTGGATCGCCTCTGGAATGCAATCGAGATCGCGGCTGGGGAGCGGGGCAGTGACCTCCCGGTGATCTTCCGCGGGTGCGTGACGGTGGCCTATGCGGACCTCAACGGATCGTCCCCGGTGCTCAAGATCGAGGCGCAGGTTGGCGCCTATCCGCTACTCGAGCCGGCATCTACGGTGAGCATCAAGGGCACTCAGGACGCGGCGACCTTCATCCAGTCGCAAAGCGCGCAAGCGGGCTTTGACTTTCAAAATGACGGCGTGAAGGGGACGCTCTCGGACACGACGATCTACGGCGACCCGATCACGAAGATCAGGACGGCTACCAACGCCATCGGGGCGGATGTCATCTTTGATGACGATAAGACGGTTCTGATCCCGAAGGACGGCGTGCGGCGCGCAGAGGGCGGCATCCCGCTCGTCTCAGCGGCGACTGGCATGATCGGGTATCCGGTCTTCACGAGCCAGGGCATCCAGTGCAAGACCTTCTTCCGGCCGGAGCTCCGCGTAGCCGCGGTCGTGAAGGTCGAGTCGATCGTCCCGCACGCGAGCGGAACGTGGAAGATCACGCAGCTCACGCACACCTTGAGCGCGCACAACCCGGGCTCGAGCACGTGGGAAACTTCTTTTGATGGCATGTGGCAGGGGGACTGATGACAGAAAGAACTCAGCCGCAAGGCGCCTTCGTATCTGGATCTCAGCTGAACGTCCTCGACTTTTTGATTCGGTCGATCGTCAAGGGCATGATAAATACGGCGATTCCGGTGCGAGTTGACGCAATCGAAAGGCCGGGCGATGGATCGGGCGCGGGGTATCTCTCCGCGACGCCTCTCGTGAAAATGCGGAGCGCGTCGGGCGAGGCCCTGGAGCCCGTCTCCATCCCGAAGCTGAGGTGGTTCCGGCTCCAGCATGGGACGGCGGCTCTCATCTGCGACCCGAAGCCGGGCGATGTCGGACTGGCGATCTTCGCTCAGCAGGACGTCTCGACGCTCACGGGAGGGGCCTCGCCGCAACAGCCGGGGAGCTTCCGATGCTACGACATGAGCGATGGCTTCTACCTCGGGGGCTTCTGGGGGCAGACGCCGACGACTTTCGTGCGCATCGAGGACTCGGGAGATATCACGATCACGGCGCCGGAGACGGTCGTCGTGAACACGAACGCGAAGACGATCAACGCGACGTCGTCCTGCGACATAAACACTCAGCAGGCGACGATCAACACTCCCCAGACACACATCACGGGGAACGTTCAGATCGACGGGAACCTCTCCGTGAAGGGGCACATCTCCGGCTTGTCCGGGCTCTCGGTGAGCGGGGGCGGCGGCGCAAGCGTGACGGGTAGCCTCACGACGACCGGGGACGTTACGGCCGGAGGCATCAGCCTGCAAGGGCACGTGCATACCTGCCCAGACGGCGAGACGGGCACGCCTCACTAGGAGAAAGCATGACGCATACGGCCTACACGGCGGAGCTATCAGACGACTGGGATCTCACTCTGGACGGCAACGGGGATCTTTCGATGATCCGGGGCGCGCAGGCGATCTGTCAGAATGTCTGCAACGAAGGACGCCTCTTCTATCATGACGCGGTCTTCCGATGGGATCAGGGTATAAAGTGGTTTGAGGACCAGATCGCCCAGCCGATTCAGGAGGCCGTCACGACCGAGGATCTGCGCACGGCGGCGTCAAGCGTCCCGGGCGTGCTCACGGTGAACTCGGTGACGCTTAAGAAGCTGGATCCGGCGACAAGAACGTTGAGCGCAGAGATCGAAATCACTACAGAAGAGGGCACGAATGGCCGAGCTGAAATTTGATCCACGGTCCGGCGTAGTCGTGCCGACGACCCAAGAGGTCCGCGACGATATCGCGTCTGGCCTGCAGGAGGCTTTCAAGACCAAAGACGGCGATCCCCTGCTGAACGTCGATCCGTCCTCCCCGATGGGGCAGGTCGCGGACATCATCACGACCGAGGCGGCGGCGAAGAACTCCGAAGTGGCCTTTCTGGCGAACCAATTGAACCCGCGCACGGCAACGGGCATCTGGCTCGACGCGCTCGCGGCGCTCTACGGCCTCACGCGGCACGTCTCCGAGCCGACCGTCGTCGTCTGCACCTGCACGGGCCTCCGGGGGACGGTGATCCCATACGGGGCGATCGTGCAGGATACTCAGGGCCATCAGCTCCGGCACAGCGTTGGCGGTGGCGTGACGATCCCGGACTCCGGCTCCGTCGAGACGACCTTTTCGGCCGTCGAGCACGGAGCTATCGAGATCGGACCGGGCACGGTGACGCAGATCGTAACCGTGATAGCGGGCTGGGATAGCGTGACGAACGCCGCCGCGGGCGTCACGGGCCGCGTCGCAGAGCCGGACGGCGAGCTGCTGAATCGCATGATCGAGAGCTATGCAGTCAACGCCAACGGGACCGTAGCGAACGTCCAGGCGAACCTCTCTGAGCTCGACGGCGTCCTCGACTGCGTGGTCCTCGAAAACTACACGAACCAGCCGCAACAGCAGTACGGCATCACCTTGACGGCGCACAGCATCGCGGTATGCATCGTGGGCGGCGACGACGAGGCCATCGCCGAGACGATCTTCCAGCGCAAGAGCGCCGGATGCGGGACGGTCGGAACGACGCAGGTGAACTACGTGGACACGGAGCACTTCAACGCCTCATACACGTACAACATCGTGAGGCCGACGGCGGTTGCTCTCAAGATCCAGGTGACTTTCTTCGCCGATAGTATGGACGCTGAGACTCAGTCGAAGGTCAAGAAAGCGCTCATCTCGGACTTCCTCGGCGAGCTCTCGAATCCGCGCGTGAAGCTGGCGACTACGGTCTACGCGAGCCGCTTCTATCGATGCATCCAGAGCGTCACGGACAGCCCGATCAATCAAATACTCCTCGGACTCAATAACAGGGGGCTGGCGACGTCCATCGATGTGCCCGCGGACGAAAGTCCTACGCTCAGCGAGGAGACCATTTCGCTAGTCTTCGGAGGCCGACATGGCTGATACTCAGACTTGGCAAGACATCCTCGACGTCGATGACGTGCGCGACGAGGCCGACTTCGCGGACATGACGACGGACGCCATTCAGTCTCAGTACGCGCACGCGAAGCGCATCCGTGGCGTCGCGGAGAAGGTTCGGCAGGAGATCGACGCAACACAAGATATGGTGGATTTGCACGGCATGGTCGCGGACATGCAGACCGCGCAGGGCGTCTATCTTGATTGGTGGGGTCAGCGCGTCGGCGTGGACCGGCTTCTGAAAGTCAAGGGCGAGTGGTGCCGCTTCGATGATGATTACTACCGCTTTCTGCTCCTCTATCGAGCGCGATGCAACCTCGCCAACGCAACGGTCTCGACGATGAACAACATGCTGTCGCAACTGACAGATACTCGGGTATTCGTAGTCGACTATCAGAACATGTCGATTCAAAGCATCGTCGTTATCGGCGCCATCAGCGATCTCCAAGCGCAGATCCTTCAAACCTACGGACTGCTGAACCGGCCCGCTGGCGTGCTGACGAACTTTCTTATCATTTACCCGGACGAGAAGATCTTCGGCTTCGCCGGGCAGGATCTGCAACCCTTTGACTTTGGGGTATTTAACCCCGGGCGAACGATTGAAACGTGATTCACTCAGCGCGAAGCCACGTAGCGAGAAAAAAGCAAACCCCGCAAGGTTCGCGGCCTTAGCGGGGTTTTTCTTGACCACCTTCTGGACAGGTGCTCAATGGAACCAATTTTAGAGCTAGTGAGGGCCCCCTATATGGCTCAAGAACTACCTTTCTCGATATACGTTATCGCTTATGCGGTGGCGATCTTGGTAACCGCAAAGGCGGTTAGGGCTATCAAAGAGCTTTGGAAAAAGTAAACCCCACAGGTGTAGCGGCCTGCGGGGTTGTTTGTACCTCAACTCACCTGAGGACATATGGATATTTTACCTTCATTTGACTTGGTGAGACTTATGACGACGCCTGATCTTCCGCTCTACGGTCAGCTTTTCGCCTATGGCATCGGGCTTGCCGGAATCGGTATCGGCCTCAAACAAATAGTCGGAGCTATCTCGCAGATTCTTGAGTGGTTTCGGAAATAGCAAACCCCGCAGGGAGTGACGGTCTTGCGGGGTTTTTCGTATCTGATGAAGAGGATCAGACATGAAGATTTTACTGGAGATCAATCGGGAGGTGCGGATGTTGCTGAGCGAAAAGAATCTGCCGGCTCATGGCAAGGCGGCCGCTTGGGTGCTTGTCGCTTTGGTCGCGGCTGTAGCCTTTGCCATTGTGTGCTTTGGAATTAGCTTGCTGAAATAGCAAACCCCGCTGACGTGCAGGCCAAGCGGGGCTTTTATTGATCACCTTCACTGCGGGCGATCCATAGAAACAATTTTACTTCAGGTAATTGGCGTGCTGATTTTGTGCGGCATTGCCGGTTTTACGGCTTTGACTGCTGGTCTTGCCGTTCTCGTTTGGAAGAGAGTGTTCAAAGAATGAGCAAATATCCACCTCATCTTTTGTCGTGCCCAATTGCCCAAAACGGCGACAAGGCCGCGGTCCCTGTGACGGCTCAAGAAGCCGGTGCGGGGCGACTCAGTCAAGAAGAAGGCTGGGGGGCATGGAACTCCCGCCCTATCGGTGAGGGCGGCATCCCGCCGAAACGCGAAGACTTTAACTCCGTACTGAATTTGCTTTCGTCCTTTTTGGTTTACTACCAGCAAGGCGGGGTCATGAAGTACTCCGCCTCGCTTGACTATGAGCCGGGCAATGAAATCTTCTCCGCCACGGGTACAAAGTGCCGGTGCCTCGTAGCGAACGGCCCCAACACCGCCAAGGGTGTAGTCGCTCCCGGATCGGATAAGACTGTATGGAAGAACCTTGATGCGCCATCCGTTATCGCGGGTCAGATCACGCCCTTCTATAACTGTCGGCTCGGCGGCTCTGACGGTCGCCGCTTGATCCCGTGGGGTGAGAGCGTCGCCGACGAGCGGTACGTACTTTGCGACGGCGGCACAGACGGCTTGGGCGGGAACGTCCCGAACCTGATGGATAAGTTCCTCCTGCCGAGCACGGTCGCGCAGGCGGGACAGACGGGAGGTAGCCTCAACCTTTCAATCCCGGGCGTGACCGTCAACGGCACGGTCGGGGAGACGGTGCTTACGGTCGAGCAGATGCCCGCGCACACGCACACAGGCAGTTCATCGACTGCGGGCGCGCATACGCACACTCGCGGCACGATGGAGATTACAGGCGCGATCCCCGTGGACGATCACAAGATCCGCTATGTCGAGGGGGCCTTTTATCAAAACGGGAACTATTCCAACTGCGACAACCGCGACTCAGAAAACGGCTCTCCTCGCGCGTCCTTTGCGGCTTCGAGAACGTGGTCCGGGGAAACGTCGTCTGGCGGCTCGCACTCGCACACGATGAATCTAAACTCGACCGGTGGCGGGCAGGGGCATACGCACACAATCACGAGCTCATCCGAAGCGCAGACGCTCACGCTAGACCGTCCGCCTTTCTATCGTCTCGCTTATTTTGTCAAACTGCCGGAGTAGTAAGGCATGGCATCAAAAGAATTTCATTTCCATTACGTCAAAACGCCGACCGGAGCAATAAGTGGGCAGTCTGTCCTTACGCAGACAGAGGACGCGATCAATGACCTCGGCGACTATATGTTCGAGGCTACGGGCGACGCGACCGAGGCGTTGAATAAGGCTACTGAAGCGCTCAACACGGCGAATACGGCTCAGCAAAATGCGGCCGAGGCGCTCTCTACTGCGAATTCTGCGATTGGTAAGGTCAACACCTTAACCGCGACCGTCAATTCGTTTGATGGTCGCATCAAAAAGGCTGAGAGCAACGCGGCTAATGCCGTCACTGCGGCGACTGAGGCATCTAATAATGCCTCTCAGGCTGTCACAACGGCCAATTCTGCGCTCAATACGGCTCAGCAGGCCGTCACGACGGCCAATGCCGCGAAGACGACGGCTCAGAATGCAAGCACTGCGGCTACTCAGGCCGTGGGCACGGCCGACGCGGCGAATGCGACGGCGGAAGAGGCGAAGAAGATTGCTCAGCAAGCCGTTACCGACACTGACGGCATTCGCGATGAAATCAACCAGAGCATGGTCTTGATTACCCAGAAGGTAAACGAGGCTACGACTCAGGCGCAAAATTCCGCGTCCTCCGCCGCCCAATCACAGGCCAATAGTGACCTTTCTAAGCGGTGGGCAACATGGACGACGGGCGTAGAGACCGAAGACGGCACGGACTACACGGTCGCCGATGACGGCTATTCGTCCAAGTGGAATGCTCAGCTCGCTCAGGCGTGGGCGGTGAAGACTGACGGCAAGGTGACGGAAAACAACCTGCCTGATGGAGCTGAGATCGATTATTCGTCGAAGTACTACGCTCAGCAGGCGAAGGCTAGCGCTGACGCGGCTGATGCCTCTGAAGCCTCTGCGCTCTCTTCGAAGAACGCGGCGGCATCGAGCGCGGCGGCGGCCAAGATTAGTGAGACGAATTCGAAGGCTAGTGAGACTGCGGCCAAGTCTTCACAGGATGCGGCGGCGTTCAGTGCGTCTGCTGCAAAGACGTCGGAGACAAATGCCCTTGCGTCTAAGAACGCGGCGGCTACGAGCGCAAGCGCGGCCAAGACATCAGAAACGAACGCCAAGACTTCCGAGACTAATGCAAAGACGTCCGAGACTGCGGCGGCCTCGTCCAAGTCCGCGGCGGCATCCAGTGCGTCAGCTGCAAAGACGTCGGAGACGAATGCCGCGTCGTCAAAGGCGGCCGCTGCTTCGTCTGCTTCTGCCGCGTCAACCTCGGCTACGAATGCCTCTAACTCGCAAAAGGCCGCTGCGTCTAGTGCTACCTCAGCCGCTAACGCGCAGAAGGCCGCAGAAGCCGCGCGCGATCTCGCTCAGCAATATGCGTCGCAGAATGCGCATGCAGTTGTTTACGATGCGCAGACGCTCACGGCAACCCAGCAGGCGCAGGCGCGAAAGAACATCGGAGCGATTTCGGCAGCCGAGGCCCCCGCCCCCGACCTGACGCCGTACCTCACGAAGGCCGACGCCGCCTCGACGTACTTGGGCATCAACGCCAAGGCGAAGACCGCAGGAACGGCGGATACGGTGCCTTGGACGGGCGTGAGCGGTAAGCCCAATCTCGTTCGTAGTGTCAACGGAATTTCGCCGGGAACTGATGGGAATGTAACTATTCCTATTCCGGCACGGATGATGCCTAACTATGGATCGTACGTTCAAATTGGTGCAGGGGATTACACTCCGAGCGAAGATGGTTGGCTGAGACTCGAAAATATGAATAGCGGTGACTATACGGGCGGGAAAGTCATACACAAAGCCAGCGGTGCCTTAATTCTTGAGTTCTATCAAAACAGATACCCTGGGAATGCGACAATGATGCTCCCTGTACGAGCCGGAGAAACATATACCGTTAGCAATCCAGGCAAGATTTATTTCCATAAAATGATGTGAATATTATGACCCAAAGATACAAGATTCAAAATGAGAACACCAAAGAGGTGCTTATTGCCATTGGTGAGGACATCGAGTGGTTCGAAGCAATGGGTTATACGGAAGTTGGAGAAGTAGAGCAAGCCTACGATGGACGCTATTACGTCGCGGGCTATGAGCCTGAGATTCCAGATGAAGAGTTGGAGGCAAGGCATCTCGCAGAAGCAAAGCGCGAGAGAGCTGAGCAGGTTGGCGCAATCCTCGTCGAGGTCGATGGGATGGTCTTTGATGGTGGAGAGCGTGCCCAAACTAGAATGGGGAACGCTATTCGCGCGGCTGAGATTTCAGGGCTCTCGTCTTTCGACTGGGTGTTGGCAAACGACGAGGTCGCGACAGTCACGCTTGAGCAACTGAAAGAGGCGTTTGCAAAGTCCGTAGGGACAATGTGTGAGCTCTGGCCTAGACCTTACGAGCGGGCATAACGGCGTTAACTATCGAGAAAGTTGGCACCCCCGCTCTAGGCGATAGGACGATCCTCAATCGTGCGTCAGCGTTAAAGAACGTTTCTTTTGGAACATCGTTGTAAGGCGATAGCCACCGGACTTGATGGCACGAAGCAAACGCACTTTTACGCTCGTCGGTAGGCGTCTGCGGCAGGCTCGGTCTCCGATGTTCGATGGGCCATCAAGCGTCCAGACGCAAGCCGAAAGCAATCTATGCGGAGGGAAACGTTTCGCGAAGTCGGAGTAAGGACAGAACAGCCAGTCGTCGACGGGAGCCGGTATCGGCATATAGGTAGCTAATGCGTAGGCAGCGGCTTCGCGATGAATCAGATACGCAAAGGTGCAAAGCGGTGTTGGCTGGATGATCCGAAACAATTCCGTGTCATGAACTGGATAGTTTTCTCCGACAGTGAACGTTTGACGGGACCCGTGGAGCTGGATGACGTGGACCCCTTGAGGAATCCAATCGGAAGAGGTAGCGAACAGCTTGAAGCGGGGCGATAGGACGATGTCGTCCTCCATGATCAAGCCCCATTCGCAGTTGCTTTTTACGAGCTTTTCCCAACAGGCTGCGTGCGATAGGAAGCATGCAATCTCAGTTGGCCACAGCGCTTTTCTGAAGACGAATTTCTCGGGGGCATCGTAGGGGGCCTCTAGCCGGGCGAGTTCCTCAGAACTCAATTTACGACCGTCTATAGCGTGGATGCGTTGGAAGGAGAGGCCCTGCGCGGAAAGTTGTTTTGAAATCGATTCTAGGCGCTCGGCCGAGCGATCAAGGTTAACCACTAAACGAAGAATGTTGGTTGGGGGGGGGGGGGTAACATCTTGAAACATGTTTGATATGGGTGCAAAAAATGGCTCACGGTTGTTGGCTCACCCATGAGCATGGTACGTATACATAACTTTATCACACCGCCTTTAGGCGGTTTTTTTGTATGTGGGGTTTGATTGTCAAGGCGCTGAAAGATGCGCTCAAGGAAAAGGTGACTGAAATGACGAAAGAAGAAGTGAAGGAATGGCTCGACAAGCTCGGCGTCAAGGTCGAGGAAGTGACGGACGAGCTCATCGCCAAGGTTGAGGCCCAGAAGGCTCTGCTCGATGCGGAGACGCGCCGCAAGGTCAGAGCCGCGTGGATCGCGATCTCGGTCGTTGCTCTCGTCGTCGGACTTGCGGTCGGCTGGTACGGCCGCATCCTGCTCGGGTGACGCAATGCACTCGCTTCTACCGGTAGGGACTGAGGCGGCGTGGATAAAGATAGGTGCGGTATTGGGGGTGATCTGGGGGGCGACGTTAGAGAGCGTTGCCCCCTTGGTCTATTGGTATCTGGCCTTCATGGCGGCCGACCTTCTCACCGGGATATGGGCCGCCTGCCGGACCGGGACTTTCAGCTCAAAGCGCCTTAGCTTTGGGATGGCGAAGAAGGGACTTGCCTTTTTCATCATCACTCTTGCGCACGGGATCGACGTGAGCTTCTGGTTCGTGCTCCACGACATGCCACTTTTTCAAAGCGTGACGCTCTGCGCCTATGCCTGCGGCGAATTCGGCTCGATCGTCGAAAACATCGAGCGGGCGGGTTTCGGAGATGCACTGCCTCCAGTCCTCAAGAAACTTTTCTTGTCGCTTGAGAAGCGCCTTGAGAATGCCGTGGACTCCAAGCTCGATCAGATCGGGCTTGATGATGAGGAGAAAGACAAGAAGACCAAATAGCAAAAGCCGCTCGGGAGCGAACCGGGCGGCTTTTTTGTTCTTTACGAACATGAATTAGCAAGAGGATTGTACCAATGAACACTGAAGAGCGCATAGCTCGCCTGGAAGGTTTTATGAACAAGTTTGAGGAAGAGCGTATTCGAAGTGAAGAGCGAACTCGCATAGAAATCGAACTTGCGGAGGCGCGACTAAAGAAGATGCGTCGCATGTGGGAGTTCTTCAAGGTAGTACTGAGCCCGATCATTGCCGCCGTTGTGACGGCAATAGTCATGCAGTACATACAAAAATGAAAATCAGAATACGCAAAAGCCGCTCGGAGGCGAACCGGGCGGCTTTTTTATAGGCAATTGTTTCGAGGGCCTATGGGAGACATTTTAAATGCTTTGAAGATCGGAGAGCTCATGACTGCAGATGATTTGACATGGCAGGCGACGGCCATCCTGGTCGTCCTCATCGCTTTCGGTGTTGCCGTCGTCGCGTGCGTCGCCGGGAAGGCCGTGAAGATTTGGCGTGATGCTCTGAAGTGAGGGACTATGACCGCTCGAGGAATTCGGAACAACAACCCGGGGAATCTCCGGCACGGGGAAGACTGGCTCGGACTTGCTCCGGTGCAGGATGATCAGAATTTCTGCACATTTACAGAAATGCACTTTGGTGTGAGGGCGCTCCTGAAAACCCTTCGCACCTACGTAGAGAAGCGAGGATGCGACACCGTGAGCAAAATCATCACCCGATGGGCTCCGGAAAATGAAAACGATACGGCCTCATATGTGCTTCATGTCGCGACGGCCTGCCGCCGTGATCCGGATGAAGGTCTGAACTTCGAGGCCGACCCGCTCCTCTATCTGGACATCGCGAAGGCGATCGCCCGACATGAGTGCGGCGTCGATGCTGAAGCGATCACGGATGATGCGTGGGAAGTGGGCCTCAAGGAGGCCGGGCTGTGACCTATCTGAAGATCGCGGGCGCACTGCTTGCGGTGCTTCTGGCTTTCGGAGGCGGCTATCGCTATGCCGCCGCGCTTTACGAAAAGGACGCGGCGGAGCTTCGGGAAGCCGAGGCTGTCGCTCGCGCGGATCTTGGGAGGAAGCAGTATGCGAAATTGGTTGAGGCACTGGACGCTCTTGCCGATCTACGTAGCGAGCTGTCTAACGCTCGCGCTGATGCTGAGCGGGTGCGCCGTGCAGCCGAGGTACGTGAGCGAAGAGAAAGCGCCTCTGCCTGCGGTGCTGAGCGAGCCGCAGTCTCCGCGTGCGAAGGACTTCTCAGAGAAAGTGTCGGACTTCTCGCGGAGGGTCGAGGACTACTTCAGGAAACAGCCGGAGTTCACGACGCCGCAATAGGGGTGAAGTAGCTCTATACTTTTTTGGGCGGATGTTTCCTGCCGAAACAGTCCTAGCAACTGTCCTAAGTACACCAAGAAGTACACCACCGTGACAGGTGCATTTTGAAATCGGTGTGAGAGAAGCTATCTTGAATCCTCTCACCCCGACCAGGTTTCTTAAAAAGGTCGTCGCAAGACGGCCTTTTTTGTTGTGTCTAACTCTACGGACCCCTGCTGCTCTAGGGAAGACAATCGGCATTCTGGTGCGTCACGGCTCGTCAGCCACTCCTAAACCCCGTGTACAGCTCTTGACGGATGTCCACCAAGATGTACACCATAGAAGCACGATGCCCGGTGAAAGCGATTTCCGGCCGGATTTTTTGTGTACATCAGGAAAGGAGCCTGCTGAGATGCCCAGAGTTGCAGAGAGGATGACAGAAAAGCGCCTGCGGAGCCTGACGAAAGGTTGCTCCTGCGGCGTCGTTCCCGGCCTTGAGGTGCGCGTGCGCACTCTGGGCGACGGGAGCACGGCAAAGTACTTTTTGCTTCGTGAACGTGCGACGGGAAAGGCGTACCAGATCGGGCAATATCCGAAAGTCTCTTTGTCCGAGGCTTTCAAGACTGCGGCCGAGTGGCGCGAAAAGATTAAGGCGGGGATTGATCCGGTTGCCGAGCGAAAGGCGCTGCGCATGTCGCTTCAGGCTGAGGGGCCCGCGCCGGCCGTTCTGACCGTGCGGGAGATGGTCTACGGGTGGATTCGGTTCAATGAGGAGCGGGGGAGATGGAAGAACGCTCGCAAGCCGAAGGAGCGCGTATGGGATGGGTACTGCAACAACCACTTCTCGCCGGACTTTCTTTCGATGCCGGCGAAGGACGTGACTGCTGAACTTCTATACGACGAGTTGGGGGAGAAGTGGCGCACCATGATCGATACGCCGGAGAGGATTCTGAGCGATATGCGTAATGCCTACGACTGGGCAATGCGGCAGGAGATGATTCCCGTAATGATGAATCCGGCCCGTGTGGCCGGAGGGAAGCTCGGCGATATGCTGTCCCTCGCTCGTCCCGAGGGCGGCCATGAGCCCGCGCTGCCGCCTAAGCGCATGCCAGCTTTCTTTGCTGAGCTGATGAAGCTCGTGCCGCGCAGTCAGTCTGCGCGCTGTCTGGCCTTCGCCATTCTCACGTCGGCCCGCAATTCAGCCGCCAGAGAGGCCACGTGGGATGAGATTCAGCAGGACGATGAGGGACAGTGGTTCCACGTCATCCCGCGCGAGCGGATGAAAATGAAGTCAGACAAGATTCCTTTTGACCGGAAAACGCCGCTCTGCGCTCCGGCGAAAAGTCTTCTGGACACCGCGCCGCGCTTTCCGGGCGAAGGCCGCAACTTCATCTTCCCCAATATCAATCAGGGAAATTTGTCTCCATTCAGCCTCGATGCCGTGCGCTCTCTGCTGAAGAGAATGCACGACAGGCAGAGGGCAATCGACGGCATAGGTTGGGTCGATCCGGAGCAAAAGGCGAAGGACGGAAAGCCGAGAATCGTCACCCTTCACGGACTGGCGCGGGCCACTTTCAACACGTGGGCGAAGGACGCGAAGGGCTATGGGCACAAGTCTTTCTCTCGCGACTTGCGTGAAAGCTGTCTCGATCACCGAAACGAATCGTATCAGTGCGCCTATGACCGCGAGCAGGCCTTGGGCGATATGAGAGAGGTCTATGACGCCTGGGGGGCCTACTGCACAAGCGCCATGTGACAAACGCAAAAAAAAAAGCCCCGGACAACTGCCGGGGCTTCTTCTTACGCAACATTTTCATCCTCTGTCTGAGCAAGGAGGACTGTCCCGCCTTTTATTCGATCCTTCCAGGCTGTCACCTCATCGACCTTGAATCGGGACAGACGGCCGAACTTGATGGGCTTCGGAAAGTCGGGCTCGTATTTCACCAATTTCCACACTGAGCTTTCGCCGATTTGCAGAGAGGCCGCGACGCCCTTAGCGTCGATCATGAACACCCCGATGGAGGCGGCGTCTGCCGATTCTTCTCTCTTATGCATGATCTCAACTCCTTAGCTGTTCGTTTTGCGCCATGCCCACGGCTCCTCGTCCGGGCTTGCGAGCAGGCATAGCACCGGGCCGGTAATTGGCAGGTTTGTTTCTGTCTTCGGCTCTCGCCAGATGACTCGCTCGCCGTCGCGCACGACGTACCCGATGATCGGGCTGCCGTGCATGAAGGTCAGTGCACGACGTCCTTCGAGGAAGTTGATTCCTTTGACCTCACCGTCGTCGGCGCACACGGCGTTTTCCGGGGTGACGACCCAAAGCGCCTCCGGTTCAAACTTGCAGATGCGGTGCACGTTCCGGAATGTCTCCTGGATGTTCTCGCAGAGTTCGCGCCTGGAGCACTGTGCCTCCATGTCTGCGACGACCTCGAGGGCCGCCTGCGCGGGGTCAAGCATCCACGGCTCGACGGGTTTTCCTTGTTTGATGAACTCCGCCGCGAGCTGGACGCCGCAATAGGCGATGAGCATGAGCGCCTTGACGCGCCACTCTTCACCGAAGCGCAGGGCCGCGATGTAGCCGGACTGAATGGCGAGACAGACGTTCTGGCAGTTGTCGATCGTCCCCTCACCGCTCCGGATAGCCGCGAGCGGCAGGAAGCCGGCGAGATCGAGGTCCGCGCTGTCCTTGTCGCTGAGCGGGTCCCAGCAATCGAGGACCATGGGCGGGAGCTTGAGGGCTCGCGGGCGATACTTCTTTGTCCGCTTCTTCTTAGCCTTCGCCATTGGTCGGCTCCTTGATGCTGTAGCGCTCGAGGGTGCGCATGATCTTGTAGTCGGCCTTCAGCTCAATGAACTGTTTGAAGGTGGGATGCAGAATCAAGAGTTGCTCAAGCATTACGCACGCATCCGCAAGCTCTCCGCACAGGGCGTCTTGGCGCACGACTTCGAAGCCGTCGCCCTTCCGGGCGCGAGCGTACTGGAGGAGAGCGACGGAAGCCTCGCCGAACTCTTCGGCGGCGCGGAGAAGCACGCGCTCCTCGTCAAAGTGCCATGCGATGGCGTCAAGGTCTTCTTTTTGGTTATTTGTGAACTCGATCATCGTTATTCCGATAAAAAGCCCGGCATCAAGTCGGGCGCATCAATGAAAGTTAGTGCCTACTCTCATTCGTGTTGCGCGATTCATTCAAGAGAAGACTGAAGAACCTGAACAACCGAATCGCGCCATTGAATTTGGAACCCTGAGTGGTTGTTGCGCTCGTAAGGTCGGTTCTCGCCGTGAGCGGAGCCTGCTTCTGTCAGTTGCCACTGCTTGCCAACTTTTTTCTGGAATCCGAGCTTTTCTAGGAGCTTGTTAACCTTGGCTGCGGCGGTTGTTGGGATGAGGCGTTTGCCGATCTCGGTCGGGTTGAGTAAGGCTGTCTCCGTTACTGGCACTGATGGAATGAGAGCGCGAAATGGGTCCGTTGGCATACCAATGTCCTTTTGGACCACCGAAAGCGCGTGCGCTGCCGCTCTTTCCTGCGGAACGTTGAACGTCTTGGCGAGCGTGTTCGCGATGAAAAAGGCAGCCTGAGCGCGCTCTATTGAGTAGGCGAGAGACTGCTGCGTTTTCTCATGCTGTGAACGAAGCTCGGTTTCCATTGCGTTAAAGGCGTTGATGTACTTGAGCTTCCATTCCATCGCTTTGCCTCCAGTAAAGCCCATAACGAGCAGACTGAAGCCGTCGCGGTTCATCAAAAACTCGGGGAACGTTTTTCCACGGGAAGAGTAGGAACTTTCGATGAAAAATTTGGCGGCGGAATTTTCCGCCGTGAGAATTTCTCGGATGGCATAAAGCACATCTTTGTGTTCTTTCCCAAAGTTGTCAGCGATCTGCCGACTGCTCACAACTACTTGGTCGTTTACGACTTCAACAATTCCATTCATGGTTTGAGTTCCATAGGTAAAAGAAAAGCCCCGGCGCTTTTCGGCGACGAGGCTTTGTAGTTAGAGATGATTGTCAGTTACGCGGGCTGATGGCTCAGCCAGTGTTTGTAGCAAGGAAGCTCCTTGACGCTGTATCCGATCTTGTCGAGAGAGGCTTCAAGGTTCAGCCAGTTGAAGTCGTGAACGGCTTCCCACATGGATGCAGCGTAAGGAGAATCAACGCTCCGGAGGAAGTCGACATAGCGCTCGAGGTTTGCGCGGTGGAGGTAGCGCCACGTGTAGACGAGAGAACGTAGTTCCTCCATGAAGTGCGCCTTGACGGTGTAGTACTTTGGCGGGATCGCTTCGTCTTTGTAAGTGGCGCTCTCGATGCGCTTGATCTCTTCCTCTTCGTGCTTGAGCCACTCATCGCGCGTCATGACGGGGACCGTCTGGATGAAGGCGAGCGCGGCTTCGAAGTCCTTCTTCTGCAGGCAGGTGTATCGCGGGATGCGGAAATGGTCCTTGAGGGCGGAGTAGATCACGCGGAAGTTCTTCGGGGCTCCTGATGCGCGGCGGCCTACTGCCTTCTGAATCTCGCGCTGTTGGGCCTCGTCGATGTAGTCTGGACCGCTCTCACCTGAGAGCGCCTTTTCCATGCGGTCGAACTCATCGATATAAGCCCACTTGAACTTGTCAGCTTTCTCGCCGGTAAAGCCCATGGCGAGGAAAGTGAAGCCTGCTTTCGTGAGGGCATACGCCTTGTACTTCACGATGCCCTTACCGAGGTTGGAAGGGCGCTCAAGCTCGACGGGAATGAAGTTCCCCCGGCGATCTTCCGGCGTGCGCTGGATGATGTCTTCTACGTCGCGGACAACGTTACGATGTTCTTTCTCAAAGACCTCGGCGATATTCGTGGTAAGGACGGTTGCGAGTCCGTTGCAGACGGTGATAGCGGGCGCAGTGGTGCGCGTTTTGACAGCGTTCATGCTTGTCTCCAGTTGAGGTTCTAAAACCTCGCTCCCACTTTCGACGGTGGTGGGCGAGGCATCGCGGGGTCGAAAACCGATCAACTGGAATCGGCCACCCGAAGGTGCCCGCGAGCCTCTCCCATAAAGGAGACTTTCACGCAAGTATTTGATTTTCTCTAAACGCTCAAAATTGAGCGCCTAGGAAAATAAAAAGCCGCTTCCAACGGTCGGCGGCTTTCTTGCGCCAGTTGATCAGTCGGGTTTCGACGCCCGTCCCCGTCGCTTTCACGGGGCAGGACAAGTATGCCCGACCTCAGGCGCTGTGTCAAAATGAACATTACTTGTTGGACATCGGAGAAGAAGATGACGGAATCTGTTGACTCCAATACTGAGATCGAAATCCTTGAGACCTGTAGCCATCAAAATGGCAGACGTTATTGGCTCGCCAAGGAGTTCATGCATCGTTTGGGGTATAGCTCATGGGAGACCTTCAGAAAGGTCATAAATAGGGCCATGGTATCGTGTGCAAAGCTTGATCTGGACGTCTCCGAAGCGTTTGAGCAAGTTCGAGGTGAAGATGGCCGCCTGGTGGACTTTAAGCTGAATAGGTTCGCCTGTTTTCTGATTTCCACCTTTGCAGACGATAAAAAGCCTGAGGTGCAGAGGGTAAAGATAGCGCTGTCGGCATTTGCGGAAGCGATCATTCAGTCTGCAATCGATTCAACCAGCGTGCTCCGTATCGAAACTCGCGAAGATCTCAAATCGGCCGAGAAACTGCTGAGTTCCGCCGCGAAAGAGGCGGGGGTCCAGCCATCAGAATTTGGCATCTTTAAAGATGCAGGCTTTCGAGGCATGTACAACATGCCGTTAGCGGAACTTCGCTCCTACAAGGGGGTGTATAGGAGCGGCTCTACTACTCCGGTCTTATATGACTTTATGGGCATAACCGAACTCGCAGGCAACCTGTTTCGCGACACTCAGACTGCCGAGCGCATTCGAAGTAAAGGAGTGAAGGGGCTCAGGGATGCCGCTGCATCTGCCAAGGCTGTCGGAAAAGAGGTGCGAGAAATGATGTTCCGGAACAGCGGAACGAATCCCGAGGATTTGCCCATTGAAGAGGACGTGCGAAAGGTCAAGTCTCGACTCAAGAAGGCCAGCCGAACCATGATCAAACATGACAAAAAATGAGAGGACTCTTTGCCGCCCATGTCATTTTGATGCCGTCTGCCTAAGCGCGCATCCACGTGGGAGGCGGTTTTCACGTTTTCCATGACAGGCGGCATCAAGATGAAGCCCCCAGGTGGGCTGTTGGTTATGGGCGTGGGAGTTGCGGTGGTTGGCTCTGAGCTTCCTGCTGGGGCTTGTCGCTCTTGTAGCTCATCTGGAAGCCGAGGCCGAAGTACGTGACCAAGAGGACAAGGAGGGGCGTGAAGAACCCATCCGCAAGCCTTGTCACGATCAGCCACACGATGGCGACTGTCCCGGCGATGCGCCCGAGGACGCTGACGATGACCATCGCCAGTTCAAAGTACTTGAAGGCCATTACCACTGCCCATCCATGTCCTTGAGACGCTGATGCAGGTGCTCGATCTCGTCGAGCTTCTGGCGAATGGTCTCAACGACTTTGAGCACGGCCTCCTCATCGGGGAAGCCGCAGAGCACCGATTCCCGAGAGCCCGCGAAAGTCAGATCGAAAATCGGATGCTCCATGCCCGCGCTCCTTACGAGATGACGACTGACTGGCGGTCTTCGAGGGCCGCGCCGGGGATGTCCTCACCGGCCTTGAGGGCCTTCTTGAGGGCAACCTTGTCCGGATCGACCTTGGTCACGACGCGCTTGAATGCGTCCGGCAGCGCGTCGATGTCGAAGACGGTGACGGACTGAGTTTTGGAAATGCGCAGTGACGCCATGACGCCCTTAACCTTTCCGCCCATAGCTTCGAGCGCGGGCATCATGTAGGCCTTCAGGCGCTCGGACTTGTTCTCCAGTGCCTTACGGCGCTTTGCAAGACGCTCTTCTTCAGCCTTGATAGCTTCGGCTTCGGCCTTGAGTTCGCGGCAGTAGCAAGCCGTCCCTTCGAGCTTTTCAGCTGCTGCGGTGGTGTACTCCGCGTAGGCGGCAAGGGCTTCGCCATCGACCTCACCCGTATCGGGATCGGCGTCGAGGCGGTCGAGAAGTTCGCGCAGCGCGCCGGGGATTTCGTAAATTTTCATTTTGAGTGCTCGCAAAAAAGCCCCGGTGGTTGACCGGGGCTGAATGGTTGTTAGAAGGGCATGTCGTCATCGACTGGCGGATCAGGCGGCATAGAAGCTGCGCTGGAGGTCTGTGCCTGCGTTCCTCCGTCAAGCTTGCGCACCGCCTTAGGATGCTCCTTCAGGTTCTTAAGAAGCGCGGGGATAGCCGTGGCTTCAGTCGCGCCCGAATCGATCTCCTTAGCGGTTCGACCGGTGGCCGGATCGAATGCGCGTCGGATCGTCATGTCGTTGGCGATCTTTACCTCCCCTAGATAGAGGTATTCGCGGGGCTCTGCTTCAAGGACGAGGCCGATTGGCTTTCCTTCGATCGCCTTTCCGCGATAGCCCTTCACGATCTCGCCTTTCATGGTGCGTACCTTGCCTTCGACCCATTCGACCGACTCGGTTTTGGAGCAAAAAAGCATGGACTGGAAGATACCCATACCAAAAGCCTCTTCGCCGTCGCTTTTGACGATGCAAAGCGAGAGCCACGCCGTGGCTCCATCATTCGATTCGAAGTAAAACCGGAGCATCGCGGCTCCGTTCTTCGTTTCGTACTGCTCTGCCTGCAGGATCTTTCCTTTGTAAGCCCCAGTTTCAAAGATGCGGGCCGGGGTTTCGCTCCTGATGGCAGATACCTTGTCGGCCTTGATAGTTCCGATGATCATTTAGATTCCTTTGCCGATTCTTCGGCGGGTGTTGAAATTCCGTAGTACTCGCAGATGGCCTTGTCGACCTCTGCAAGGTCGTTGTCGATCTCGTCTTCTTCGAACATCCCAAGAGGAGATTTCACGGTGTCGAAGCCTGAGTTGTGAGTGCGAAAGAGGTACTTGCCCTGATCGACCGCTGTTCGAAGGACGGTTGTGAACATCCCTTCAATGACGATCTTTTCGTCCAGCATCTGCCCGATCGTTTTGATGCGCGTCACGCCATCCTTGACCACCGTGTGCGCAAGGAGATAGACGCGTTTTGCATCGTCGAGCTCTGAAGCGGTCTTGGCGAGATCGAACCCGCAGCCGCCGATCTGATTCCACTTGTCATAGCCTCCGACGTTCCGCAACTCCATCATTCTGAAGGATAGGAAGTACTGCCAATCGTCGATGACGATGATCTCCTTTGAGGTCTCCTTCATGGACTGAAGGATGAAGGGGACGTTGGACGTGCAGAGGATGTTGCCGCCACTCAGGCGTGTGAGCTCTTCTCGCTCTCGCTTGTTCTCGACAACTTTTTTAGTTCCGAGCTGAACAAACTTCCAGCCAGTTGACCTGAAAGGAAGCGGTTTTTTGACCGGTTGGATGATTAGCGTTTTGGTTGGATCGATATTGCGAAGGGAGCAAGTCTTGCCTGACCCACTTTCGCCCAAAACAAGCGTTCCGTAGCTCATGTATGATTCTCCGTGTGGTTAAAACGCGAAGACTTCATCGAACTCTTTTCGCATGCGCTCGATGTCGTCTTCGTCTTGCCCGGACATAGGGAGGTTTGCGGAGGCCTGTTCGGCTTCCCAAACCTCTTCTTCTTTCTGGTCATTCGGTGTCATTTGAACCACCTTTCCAAGATGTAGCGAATGAGGTCGAAAAAGCCCGCCTGTTTGGGGGCGGGCTGTGCGGTTGTTCGCAGCTGTTCGGCCGCTCTTGGTCGTCTGGCGGCCCCGGCGCGCTTCTGCTTCCGGCTGCTTGAGCCATTCGGCCCGGTCTGCTGAGTCGGTTGTCATCGGAAAAATCTCCCTAGTAAAAAGGCGAGCCCCTGGAGGAAGCTCGCCTTGGTGTGTTTCGTTGCTTTGGTCTTGCGCTCTCTCGCTCGGGCGTTGCGCGCTGCGCATGCCCTGCGCTGGCGCTTGCTGAGCTGAGAGCGATGCCGGTGCGGGTGCTGGGGGATGGTCATTGCGTTTCCTTCTCGGAGCGAGTGAGATCGCTCCAAAGCGTGAAGAGTGCGAGACGCTTTGCGCCTAGCTTGGCGTCCAGTTCACCTATCAGGCGATGAACTTCATCTTCCTTGCCCTCCTCGTAGCGATCCCGGATGATCGAGAGCTCTCCGGTCTCGTCCTTAGACCAAGCGTGAGACTCGCGGAGCTTCTTGAAGATCTGAATGAGCTCCTTTTTGGTGCGCCTGATCATGCGGCGTCCTCCATGTCTTTCAGGTTTTCGTTGGTGATGTCCCGGAGCGTTTCGGCCCACTCGTAGATGTGGGGATCGTCCGGATCGTCGGGCACGTCCTCAAGCGCCTTGATGGCGTCGTCGAGGGTGCAGGCGGACTTTCCTTCGCCGAAGAGCTCCGAGGACAGGTCATATGACCGATCGCGGAGCCATTCGTTCGGATCGTCCGGAGGAGTGAACCAGGCTGCGTCTCTGCCGATCATGCGGCCTCCTCAGCACGGTCGCGCTTGTTCTCCTCGTACTCGTACTGAGACCATTCCTTGCAGGCCCGGTCGGCCTTGTGCAGGATGCGGTCGATGATGTCGAAGAACTCACCGCCCTTGGCAGCCTCGCGGTCGAACGCTTCGCGGAAGCCCTCGACGTTGTACAGGGAGCGCTCTAGGACGCGGCGTGCGCGGGTCTCGCGGTCATAGCTGGAGAGGAGCGCCCACCACACCCCAAGTTCGTAGAGATCGCGGTAGAAGTCGATCTCGAGCTCAGCCGCGCCGGAAAGGCAGCGCGGAGTGAATTCGGTTTCGTTCATGATGAAGCCTCAGTTGGTAGCGAGGTATTTGAGGAGGTATGAGCCGCCGTAGATGACAAGGCACATCGTCGCGAAGAAGATGATCCCGCCGATGACGCCGATCATCTGAGCTTGATGCTCTCTGGCGAGCTCAGCCGGGGTAAAGCCCTTGGCCGGGCGGCCCGTCAGCGCGTCGAGCAGGAATTCCGTGAACTTGGTCATTTGCGGCTCCTCATCTGGTGAGCAAGTGCAGCACCCGCCGCGAAAGCGAAGCCCTCGCGGTCTTCAATGTCCTCGTCAATGTCGAGGAGCTGCTGGAGGTGTCCGCGAAGAAGAGCAGCAAGCTCCACGTCGGCCGTGTAGATCGCCTTATGGATCACGCTTCGGAACCCCTTGCAGGCCTCCCACATGTCGGCGTGGTTGAACAGCCGGAAGTCCACGAGGGTTTTGTAGGTGCTCATGTCGTGCTCAAAGAAAAGCCCCGGCGCTTTTCGGCGACGAGGCTTTGTAGTTAGAGATGATTGTCAGTTACGCGGGCTGATGGCTCAGCCAGTGTTTGTAGCAAGGAAGCTCCTTGACGCTGTATCCGATCTTGTCGAGAGAGGCTTCAAGGTTCAGCCAGTTGAAGTCGTGAACGGCTTCCCACATGGATGCAGCGTAGGGCGAATCGACGCTTCGGAGGAAGTCCACATAGCGCTCGAGGTTTGCGCGGTGCAGGTAGCGCCACGTGTAGACGAGAGACCGTAGTTCCTCCATGAAGTGCGCCTTGACGGTGTAGACCTTCGGCGGGATCGGCTCGTCGTGATAAGTGGCAGCCTCGATGCGCTTCATCTGAGCCTTTTCATGCTCGATGCATTCTTCACGCGTCATGATTTTGACTGACTGGATGAAGGAGATTGCGGCCTCGAAGTCTTTTTCGAGAATCCGCTTGTAGCTGGGGACGTTGAAATGATTTTTCAGCGCCGAGTAAATCGTTTGATAGTTGATCCCGTAGCCTTCGGAGCGGCGGCCTACTGCTCTTTGGATTTCGCGTTGCTGTGCGTCGGTGATATATGCCGGAGCGGGAGGATTCTTCAGCGCCTGTTCCATCCGCTCGAACTCATCGTAGAAAGCACACTTGAATTCGAGCGCCTTAGCACCGGTGAAGCCCATAGCCAATAGACAGAAGCCCTTGCGATCCATCCAGTACGCAGGAACCTTTCGAGTAGCTCCCTTGTCGTTCAGACTGACTGTTTCTGAGTATCGCGCAAAATTGCGTAATACTTGAAGTTCTTGATTTTTTGCAATCAGGTCATCTACCGCGCGAACTACGTCGCTGTGCTTTTTGCCAAAGTATTCTGCAACTTTGAAGCTGGACGTAACCGCACGGCCTTCAACCACACGGAAGGCATTTTGAACAATGTTCTGAGCCATTGTGAACTCCTTTACATATTTGATTAATCGCCCCTTTTGAGAGGGCGGCCAAGCGCTCAAAACCGTGTAAAGGCGGCGGGCATATTTCCCTTTCGGGTTTTTTATTAGCCTCACGCTCAGCCATGAGCTGAGCTATCCGCGCCCATAGGGCTACAGATACAAAAAAATCCGCATGACTGACAGGGCGGAATCCGCTTTACAGGTGTTTTGAGCACCTGAGCGCAGTATGCCCGAATCTGCAAGCGATGTCAAAATTCAGGTTCAAGCCGCCTCCCGGAGAAGCCTTAACTCACTCTCTCGCTCCGAGAAGAGGCTTGAATCTGAGGTCTCCTTCGGTGCGAAGATATGAATGTCGGACTCCCATTCGACACTCCGTATCAACTCACCGAAGGAGGTGTAATGACAAAAGAAATAAAACTCGGACAGTGGGTCGAGTATCTGAACCGCGTTACTGGCGGTTTTCGTTGTTCCGTTTGCGGTCACCAAAGATGGGAAACTCAAACTAACGGAGATGTCGTTGACGACATCATCTTGACAACCATCACTGATTACGGATCAATCGATGATCCTCCTGAGCCGCCAAAGATCACTGACGGCGTTATTGCTATGCGCTGCGCCGTGTGCGGTCACGCTCTCTTCTTTGATCGTCTTTTCGTTGAGGAGAAGATCAATGGCAATGAATGAATTCGAGGTAACCCAAAGACCATGGAGCCCCACGGAAATTCGCCAAGTAGTTGCGGAAGAGGTCAAGTCCCCGTTGAGTGAGTTTGTTACCAAACACACCTTTAATACGGTGGTCACGATTGCTCTTGCGGCTTTCGCGGGCGTATTTGCCACGATTGCCTGGCTTCATTCGTGAAACCGCGAGAACGTATCTTTCAGCAGAAAGATGAGGGGAAATTCAGCGGCGAGCATCAGCGAGATGCTCAGACACCATTTCAAGCCAGTAGGTATTGACTTGATGAAGTCTGTTTTCGCCAATTTGCACCACGCTCGAACCATTCCCCATATCAATATAGTCATCGGAAAGATGCAAGCGAGGAGCTTCAATCCGAAAATCAGGTACTCCATGTTCCCTCCTGTAAGCCAACCTGAGGACCCTCCATGAAGGCGATCAGGTTGGCTTGTTTTGTAAACAGGAAAACAAAACCCCCGCTCCTTTCGGGGCGAGGGCTGATTGTTCGTGTCAGCGATTAGTGCCGATGCTTCGGGGGAAGACCGCGAAGTAGGTAGAAGCCAAAGGCGGCTAAGACGCAACCGCCTACGATATAAACAATCCATGCGGCAGACATAGTTAGCGCTCCAGATAGTAAGTAAGGGCGAGAGACACCCCGATGAAGGCGATTCCGCAGACCGCCCCAACGACGTTCCCCTGGAAAATCCCGACAGCCAGACCAGCTACGCCTAATTTCTCCAAGGCGTCGGCTACGCGTTTGATCATAGCCCGTTTTTGATTGTCAGTAAGTGTCACGTCGTATCCCCGTGTGTCTCTGCAATCCATTATACGAAAAGCCCACCTCAGCCCGCTCTTGAGAATGGGCTGAAGTTGGCCGGCTTCCTCCCAGCGTGAGAAGATGAACTGTCGGAGTGCAATTCGACATTCATCAACTCACGCAAGGAAAGAAACATGAAACTGGGATCCTTAACTTTTAAGGACAACTACGGGAAGACTTATCCATTCGGCGTTTACTCGAAAAACACCAGATTTAAAGCAGTGGTTGCCATCTATGCGTTCCTGACCACGGATAACTACGTACTCTATATCGGGCAAACGACCGATCTCAGCACACGATTTAACGATCATCACAAGTGGAACGAGGCCTCCAGACTTGGGTTCGAGAAGATAGCCGTCTGCACGCAAGTCACTCTTCTGATGCTCGACGTTGTAGAGCGTAGCTTGATTGAGCACTATCGCCCTCGGTGCAACGAACTGCTTCGCCCATGATCGGATAGCAAACCGCATCGAATGCGGCATAGGCGGCCGCCAATGCATAGATGATCCGAGAATCTTCTTCCGTGATCGGCGTAACGATCAGACGGCCGTCTTCAATTTCTACCTTCATAAATCCTCCTAAGAAAGGCCCACAGAAGCGCTCGATTTCGCAAGCGCTTCAATTGGCCTCCCCGTCCGGGTGCTGAGGGCTTCGGAAAGCAGGCTCAGCACCAGGTCGGGGGCGTGTCTGGAAGGATCGACCCAACGCCCGTTTTCGGCGTCTTCTGCTAGGTAGGCTGCACTGCCTCGGTCCCACCGGCTCCGGCTCTTCACCGTCGCTTGCCCCTCCCGGCTTCCGGCCGGGGGAGGGAGTTTGCATTCGAAAAAGCTTTTTGCTCTCTCGACAAAACAAACTTTACACGTGCAAGCAATGAAAAGCAAGTTAAACTTGCCTGTAAGCCGTGATAAAGGCAAGTTTATTTTGACCGAAGTCAAAAAAAAGGCCCGCTCTATGGCGGGCCAAGTCGGGTTGAAGAGGGTTACGTGCGGAAGCCGTTAAAAACAAAAATCACGCGTCCATGTATATGAGCTCCCTCTAATTCATCTCTGGTCAATGTGGTCGGTGGATAGGCGGGATTGTCAGAGATAAGCGTCAATGATCTGTTGAAATTGATCTGCACACGCTTAATGAATACATCCTCACCGTTGATAAATACGTAAATTCCATCTCCGCGTGCTTCAGTCTGATGCGTGTCCACAAGTACCAATCCGCCCCTGCTGATAGTTGGCTCCATGCTGTCGCCTGCGGCGCTAATGATCTCGAATTGACCTTCGCGAATACCGTGTACGCCGGGCAGTGATCTTAAGAATTCATCAGAAAACTGCATCGCACCGACATTATTGGCTTGATATGCCGGCGAACCAGCCCCGCACGCCCCGTATGCATCAAGAACCGGAACTACCGTCCACCCCGCTCGGGATGGCACTGCAGAAGAGTTAACGGCCGGCATATATGCTGGTTGGTCGTAGCTTTCATCGCCGGTGATTTGTCCGGGAGTTACGCCTAAAAAGTCCGCCAATTTTGAGAGCTTTTCAAGGCGAGGATTCCCTTTAGTTGCCCACCTCTGAACCGCTTGCCGCGTGACCCCGAGAGCCTCCGCGACCTGTGCGTGAGTAAGCCCCTTTGCATTCAGGATGGTCTGTAAGTTGCTCGGCATAAATCCTCCATAGCGCTAGTGTCAGGAAAACTTGCGTACCTCGCAAGCAAGTTAATCTTGCGCTATACTTTGCTTTAAAGCTAAAACAACTTGCTATAAAGCAAAACGCTATGACAGAAAAAAGCTCTAATGCCGTACAGAGGGCGGTGGAAAAACTGGGGAGTCAGAAAGCTCTGGCAAAGGTATGTACCCCGGAAGTCTCCAGACAGGCGGTTGCCTTTTGGATAAAGCTGGGGTACGTGCCGGCAAGGCATGTCCCGGCCGTAAACCTCGCGACGGGGATCCCGAGAAGCGAACTTAACCCGCTTTTTAAGTGAATAGCTATCGGTGAGTTCTTCATGGGAAGCCGCGCAAGAAACTTCGTGCTGGTTCATCGGCGCGCCGGAGGTTTCGCTCAAGCAGTCCTCGCCTATCTCGCAGACTGCATGAACGACCAGACGGGGCGTTGTTACCCCTCGCGCGAAAAGATCGCTGAATATTTCAGTGCTCCTGATGAGCCCTGCACTGTGAAGCGCGTGGAGCGAGCCTTGGCACGTCTGCGCGCACTCGGCTTCATCTCGTCTGTGCGCGTCCCTTACAGCCGTCAGACCGACACCAGAAAAGAGGGCGGTTGGCATAACGCCTATACGTTGGTTGGGTTCGAAACGGGGGTTACCTCCGCTTCTGACGTTACCCCCAAAACGTACGTAACCCCCACCATGGAAAGGGGTCACCCCCAAAACGTCCAAGGGGTCACCCCCAATTTGGAAAGGGGTCACCCCCAAAATGGGGGCATAAACCAGAAAGAACCAGAAGTGAACCAGAAAGAACGAGAAGTTATATGCGCGTCCGCTTCGCAGACGCAACCACCTGAGATGTCCGACGAGGAGATCGCAAGCCTATTCGCGGACGCTCAGATCGACGTGGGTTCAAAACCCAACACAGTGAAGGCCGAAGCTCCGAAGCACAGGACTACCACGCCGCGCAAAAAGCCCGCTACGCGGTGCCCTTTCGATGCAGAGGCCCTGATCCCCGACGACTACCGACAGATCGCCGAAAAGGCCGGTATCGGTGACCCTCAGCGGGTCTTCTCAACGTTCGTCAATCACGCCCTTGCTCACGACAGAAGACTTGTCATCTGGCCCGCCGGTTTCCGAACGTGGTGCTCAAACGAACTCAAGTGGCACCCCGACCAAAAGCCAAAGCCGAAACCTCTCCACCAAAGAACTGCTGACGATTACAACTGGTGAACCCCATGCCTGAACTTCAAAAAGCTTTCTCAAAGCAAGCCCTGCAGCCGATATTCACGCAGATTGAAGCCGTGCGTGTTGCAAACCCGCCTCCACGAGCTCTCCCCAAAAAGTCCGAGCGCGAGCTAAAGGCGGACGAACTCAGTTCGTGCTTCAGCGAACTTCACGTCTCTCTGTCCCGCTGCCTCTCGTGGCTTCGGCAGCCGACCGCAGAAACCTTCTCGAACTTTCAGCTCGACGCGGCCGAAAAGGATCAGGCCAAGGCGCTCGCCATCTCGAAGCGCTTCTCCGAACGCCTCATGACGCGCCTCCTTGATGAGTCTCACCCCGAGGCCGGAATCCTTTTCCTTGGGTTCACAGGAACCGGCAAAACGCACCTCGCTAAGGCCATCCTCACCGACCTCGCGGCGCGCAAGGCACCCGGATTCTTCATCCCGGCGTCGGAATACTTCGACCTTTACACGCCAGCCTACGCTGCGAAGCTCGATCAGCCGCTCTGGAAAATTCGCCAGTGGCTCGCCTCGACCTCCTGCCTCGTCATCGACGAGGTGGGTACAAGCGCTTGGACCGACGCCCGCAAAGATCGACTGCAGCAGATCATCGACCTGCGTACTGCGAACCGACTCCCCACCATCGTCACGACAAACCTCGTCGCCGCTGACTTCGATGCCGCAGGCGCTGAGCGTATCGCCTCGCGCTTCAATCAGGTTCTTTACCCCATCAAATGCACTTGGTCGGACTTCCGCAAGCGCTCTGCCCTCAAAAACCTCAAGCCCGAGGAGGTGTTCTGATGGAACCCACCACTGCCTTAGCGATTCAAGATCTTGTCAGCTGCTGCGTCGGCAGCAAGCGTTCTCTCGGTAATCCAGTTCACAAAGTTCGAAAGTCGTACCGCACGATCGTAAGTGTCATCTGGCTCTACGAAAAGAAGGCCTTCATGAACAGCGTCATTGCCGACGATTCGACAGGCATCGCACAACCTTTCAATGTTCGGGCTCAGATTGAGCGACAGGACCTTATCCCGCAGGTTTCGCCCTGTGCCGCCGAGATGAACGACAAGACGCTCGAGCGAAAGCCTCAACATCGCGCAAGCGCACTGCGGAGACCTGCCGATTACCTTCTGCGCTTCATCGAAAGCTTTTCGTGCTGTTTCAGGAAGGTATTCAGAAGGCTGAACAGCAGGAAGCTCGGGCCAGACCATATCGCCATTCACCCAAAGCGAGAACTTCCCGCAGTGTGCGCACGTCTTTGTCTGAGCAGCAAAACAGTCGTAGGCCTCGAAGGCAGACATGCAGAAGTTCCAAAAATCCGTGCGATTCCCATGGGTGAAAAGTGGGAGCGGATCAGGAATGCTCCGGTTCTTCACGATCGGATTGGCCACCATTTGGGAATTCACGCCGCAATGCGGGCAAGTAAACGCATCTGAATTTATTGATGGAGGAACGTATGAATCAGACATTTAGAAGCACCGAATGGATTACTCAGCGAAACAAAGCGCTCGTCAGCGCCGGTGAGGCCATTGTCGCCGCTCGAAACAGCCTCGATCAACTCGACGACATACTCCGCGGAACTGTCTCGGGCGAATTCCCTGATATCCCCACCGTCGTCAACATCACGCATCGCATGCGAGAGGAAATCAACAAGATTCTCGTCAGCTTCGTTGAGTCCAGCTCGGTCAAAGACGAGGAGGTGTTCTGATGAATCCTGCCACCGGAATATACAAACGCTTCATCCACGCCTTCTCACGGTGGATCAGCCGGACGACCTTCATCATGAGGGAGCGACATGAGTGAGTGTCTTCGCTGCCGCAACTGCGCACCGCTCGAGCCGCTGCCGAAAGGCGATCCGCTTCGCCTCCACAGAGGCCAGTGGGGGATGCTCGCCAGAGGCCTCGTCTACTGCTCTCTCCCCGGGGAGATCAGCGGATACAAGCGATTTCGCTCCGTCGAGTCCGTGGACTACTGCGAGCACTTCGAGCCCGAGCCCGATGCCGACCGCATAGCACGCCGCTTTGAAACCGTCCGAATCCTCCGCGCCGCTTTCGACCAATGGCGCAAAGAACTTCAATCAAAGGCCAAAACGAAATGACGCTCAAGAAAGTCACCCGTCTCATGTCCATCGATCCGCCTTCCAAGGAACACACGCCGAAGCGCCCGCCTTTCACTTTCACTGAGGTGGACATCGACGACATCTCCACCTATCCGCCTGAAGGTGCCGCGCTCTTCTTCGTCCTAAAAGAAGGAGCCTGGGATCGCTTCTACGGCGAACGACGCGGTTTTACGATCTTCGCTGACCTCTATGGGCTGACGTTCAAACTCGATCAGATCAAAGCATGGGCCCCGGCTGGCTTCACAGCAGCCGAACTCCGTGAACGTGAAAAGAGGAAGCTCCGTGGTTAAAGTAGTCATCCCCGGCGCTCCACGCGGCAAGGAGCGCCCTCGCCATACCCGCACGGGCGTCGTCTTCACCCCGAAGGCCACGCGCGCCTACGAAACCCTCATCGGCATGATGGGCAAGCTCGCCATGTCCGGCACCCCCATCATGTCCGGGCCCGTCCGCCTCACCATCGTCGCCTCCTTCCCAATCCCCGCCTCCTACTCGGCAAAGCGCCGCGCCGCATGCCTCATGGGCAGTGAGCGCCCCGCCAAGAAGCCCGACACCGACAACATCCTGAAGGCCATCTGCGACGGCCTCAACGGGATCGCGTGGAAGGACGATGCCCAAGTCGTCGAGGTGTCCGCCTCTAAGACCTATGCCGAAACCCCTTCAGTCACCGCATACATCGAGGAGCTTTCATGATCGATCCATACTTCGAACGCCGCCTGACGAATTGGGGAAGAGCCTGCCGCTCTTCACGTCCGGTCGGGCGGTCTTCAATCGCTTCAGTGATGGACGAACTGCGCCTGCAACATGGTGCGCCCGCAGATTCTGAGGAACCTTCGGCCCTATCTGGAGAAAGCAGCCCTCCCGATCAGATCGACGCCGCGAGGCTGAATGCCGCCTACGCCGGGCCCTGGTTGACCGGGAAGGAAAAGGAAGTGCTCCGCCTGCGCTATGCCTGCGGAAAGTCCCTCATGGTCTGTCAGCGCATTCTCCGCGTGAACTCCCGGCGATTCTTCGTCTCTCAGCTCGAGGCCATCGTGCGAAAGTTTCAAGGAATTGTCGAGGAACGCTTTGACAAGAACGACGATGCGCCTTAATATTCCGGTATCACTGTTGAATACCTACTTAGGCCATCCGGCGCTATTTAGAGGAGAGCTCCCGAACGGGAGCCGAGTCGTACCCGGAAGGAACGCGAAGCCCGATCTGAAGAGACCGGGCTTTTTTGATGCTTGATTTGACATTCCCGAAATAAATAA